CCAACTTTAGTTCCTGGTGTATAGCCTTGATAAATTGGTGAGCCACCAATAGTAAGTTCTCCATAAAGAAGTGGTACAGGTTGTCCTTGTTCTATATGATTTTCTGCTCCATTAAATAAATAGGAAGGGTCATCTGTTGTTGAGTCTGGGTCTGGTGCAGACATTTCTGTAAGCCCCATAAGTGCTAAATTTGTTCCAAGCATCATAACTGCCATCCCTGTTAAATTTAAGGTTGCTCCTGCGGATAAAGCCGCAGCCGTTGAAGTACCTGTTCCATACATAACTCCAACTTGCATAGCACCTCCTGTTGCAGCTGCTCCTGTTGCATAAAGTCCTCCACTTGTAGTTGCTCCCCCTGTTGTAAATGCAAATCCAGACATAGGCATAAAAAGCATTGCAGCCAGTAATAAAAGTCCAGTAATTAATTTACCTAAACCTTTTCCAGAACCTGCGGGCACTGGAGTTATAATTACTTCATCTTTTGCAACATTCATATATAACTCGGGAAATTCCTCTATAAGATTTTCTCCTGTTTGTACGGAAAATCCAATATTTTTCATATGACATTCTGCTAAATAATCTTTAAACCCTTCAGTTTGGCAGTCAATAAGTTTCAATATGTCACGAATAGAATTATCAACACAATTCCATTCAGAGCCAAATTTTTCTCCCATTTCTCCCATTAATTTAACACGGGTCATATATAAATTCTCCTTTGTCTGGGTATGATACAATTAAGTACGGAACACCCAATGCTTTTGACACATTCATGTCATGCTCACTTGGTTTACAATTTGAGCCATAGTGACTATGGACTACATATTTTATTTTTGAAATCATCGAATATCGTACCCATTCCTTTGGGTCGATTACAAAGTTATCATTCTCAAAACTTTGATTTTCGAGAGGAATATATTTCCACTCGTTTTCCATTTCTACAACAAGTCCGCAAGCCTCTTTTGGACTTTCTTCTGCAACTTGTTCGTAGATTTCTGGTAATAAATTACTTAAATTTTCTTGCACCAGGAAAGCCTCCAAATGGTAAGGTTACTTGTGAGTTTTTTTGTGTTTTTCCTGTTGAGGAACTTCCTGCATTTATTGGTCTAAATCCAAATCTACAAGCACAAGAAGTTAATCGTTTTCCGCAAACATCTCCTCTTGTCCAATAGCTGTTAAAGCCTGGTGCAGTATTTGATCCTAAATCTTGTGTTCTACTTGCTTTCCACATTTTTGTCAGGCTACTTGCTGTGTAAGATACATAGTCATTATATCTATCTTCTGTATATGCATAATAAGTTGCGCTAGAACTATAAGTGCTATATACTCTTATTCTAGCCCAGTTTGAGTTTGTGTCAGATGGAGCACCTGGAGAAGCCGTTGTAGTTGCAGCTTGCCAATAATTATTTATAGTTGAGCCATCTGCAGAAGTATCTACTGTGCCATCTGAATTATATCTTCGTATTCCAGATGAAGTTCCTAAAGTAGTTGTAGTTTTATAATAAGCATCTTGAGTAATACTTCCAGTTGTATAAGTTGTAAAAGTAGTAGAAGAAGGTACTATATATTCGTCATCTTCTGTTACAAATACATTATGAGTAACTCCATTAATATCATATTTTGACTCTTGACTCCAAATACATCCTCCAATATCAGTATCATTTGCTACTTTATCGGGGGAAGCTCCTTGGTAGACCCAAGAACAAACATTATTGCCTATAACTCTATAGGGAAGAACAAGCCCTTCTACATCGAAAGGTGTAGTTAATTCAAAAGATATTTCAAGAGCATTTTCTTGTTCTATTCTATCAATTATATAAATTTGTCTTGGAAACTCTATCGGGGTACTACCTGAGCCTGGGTCTGATGCACCACCTTTTAAGTATTTTGCAAGAGTTCTTCTTCGGTAAAGTTTTTTACCTATTAAATCGTCTGGCGTTAAACTTCCAAGCGCATCCCCAAAAGTACTTAATATATTTGCAAAAGTAATCACTGGTCTTGAAGCAGTACCTGTTGATTTATGTTCAAATCCTTCTGCCGCTAATGGAATTGCTGTATATGTATTTAATTGGGTATTTGTATCGTAGTCATACATCTGTATTGTAGAAAGGTCTCCCTCTACAGAACGAGTAAAATAGGCGCGGCTACTTCCATCCTCATCTAATGCTAATTCATATAAAGTTACAAAAGAAGACTCTTGTTCAAGACTTTGTACTTCTTTTATTGCTATTTTCTCTGTCACGGTTCGTATACCCTTCTAAATGTTGCTGTTAAACTATAGTAATCATCGTATGCCCAACTTTGATTCCAAGTATCGCACACGCATTTTATTGTTTCTGTGCTGGAGCCTGCATTACTATCTTCTATATCAAAACGAAACTTGCTTACTCCTCCTAGTGATTCAAAGAAAGCTACAAGGTCGTCAATTTCTGCCTTTGGGCGAGTAGCAAAAGAAACATTTATAGTTTGTTCTAAATTATTTATTCCATCTGCAATTCTTTGCTCATATCCGTCACCAAAAGTTATTGTATGAGTTTTTGGTTTTGAGTCTCTTGTAAATCCTTTATCTGGTTGTACAGGCGCGCTAAAACCTGTTATATTTGAGCCATTATTTTGCATTATTCCAAAAGCCATGATTAATTCCTACTTAAAACACCGCCAGGTCTTTTCTCTCTTTGTATTGTTTCCATAACTGCTGCTTGAATTGCCATTCCAAGTGCTTTTCCTCTTTCGCCATCCATTGTCGAAGAAGTACCACCATTAGCATCTACATTAATAGTAACATTGTTTGTTCCACCACTTCCATTCATATTTACAGGAATACTTCTTCCATCTGGTAAAGGGACAACAGCTTCTGGACCTGCTTCTCCCACTAAGTAAGTAGGTTCTGTTGCAATTCCTCCATGTTTATATCCTTTTATAATTCCTCCTTTTGCCATTGGAATTATTCCGCCATCTGCCATTGGAATACCAAAAGCACTACTAAGTATTCGCATTGTAAGCATTTTTGCTAAAACTTGTGCTAGAGATTGGAGTATTGAAGCAGCCATAGATTTAAAAGCATCTTTTATTGACATCGTTCCTTCAATAACACCTTGAATACCTTTTTGCATACTATTTGCAAATGCTTCTGTTGCAGCAACTCCGAGTTCTCTTGTAAGGTTAATAGAATTTTCTAATCCTTTCTTTTGTTGTCCTAATAGTAATACTTGGGATTCTAAATCTTGAATTGCTCTCTGTGCAGAATCTTTATCTGTAGATTCATCTAAGGTTGCTTTTCTAAATGCTATTTCAGCAGTGAGCGCATCAATTTCTGCTTGTTTTGTTGCAATTTGTAGATTTGTTTGAAGATGCTGTCCTAAGATTGTGTTTCCATATATTTTATTTTTTAAACTTTCTGAATCTAATTTTGCTCTATCTTGTGCTACTTTGAAACTGCGCTCTTGACTATCTAATTGCCGTAATAAATACTCGGTATTTGCTACTCCACTTAGTTCTTCTAACCCTTTTAGTTGTTCTTCTGCTGTTCCTTGTTTAAATGCTGGACTTGCTGCTTTTGCTGCTAAGGCTTTTCTTCTATCTGTCGTTAAATTTAATTGTTTTCTTGTTGCAGTCATAGGAGTTAAAAATCCTTGTAGAGACTGTTGGTATGAAGCTGTGCTTTGTTCTAAATATTTTACTGCATTTGCTCCTGTAACATACGCATCAACTAATCTATATTGTTCTTTTGTTAAATCTGTGGTTACTAATTTGCCGTCTTTTATTAAAGTATTTAATTCTGGATATGCATCAGATAATAAAGTTATTCTTTCAACTAAAGCTTTTTCTGCACTATCTCTTGCTTCTATTGCATTTGCCAGTGCTATTTCATCTGCTGTTCTATTATTTATTGCTTTGCTTAGCTGAGTAATTCCTCCAGTTATAGAATTTCCAGAATCTTGTTGAGTTACAGTTTTTACGGGGTCCTTTACTCCTTTTTTCTCTAGGTCAGCTATTAGCTTTAGATTTTCTCTATAGGCTTCAAACGATGGACCTAGTGCTGCTGTTGTTAAACGTTCTCCTTGTCGTTTTACTAACTGATTTAATGGAAGTGCGATTTTTTCTTTTGCAAGTTTTTCATCTGCCTTCATCATTTCTTCAAGTTCTTTATTTAGTTCTCGCTGAGTATGAAGTAATCTTTGTAGGGCATTTTCTGTTATATCTGCCTGTGTTCCAAATATACCTAGTTTATTTGCTGCAGACTTTAAACCTTCAAAAAGTAAAACTCCTATACTAAGAAAAGATAAAAATCCAAACGCTTTGCTTACTACTCCTGCGGTAACTCTGCTAGCTTTTTGCATAAAAGACATAGTAGATTGCCAATAAACTTTTATTCTTGCAGTTGTAGCTTTTACACCTAATTCTAGTCTTTTAAACTGTGCCATTGCTCTATCTGCAAACTTAACTTTTGTACTATTCGTCATTGCATTAAGAGTAACCTCCCACTCTTTTTTCATTGCTGCAGTCATTCCTTTAAAAGGACCAATTCCTTTTGTTAGTTGACCTCTTAATGCTCTAATTTGAGAAGGTGTTGCAGCATCACCACGTTGTAAAGCTGCCATCCCCGTGCCTGCTTTTCCTGCTTCGGATTGTCCTGCAAGACGTTGAAGATTTTTCAATTGTTGACTCTGGCTTTTTGCTGCTTCTGCTCTTGCTTGTGCTTGTGCTATCTTGTATTCATCTATTTGATTTTTTGCTGTTTGTAATGCTTTATTATGTCTCCCCAAACTTTCCTCTGCTTTCTTAGCCCAGTCGTCAAAAGCAGGTAGTATTCCTTGTAAGATAGGAAGAGCAAATAAAGTTAATGCTCCTGCTGCGGCATAAATATTATTTGAAAAAAAGTTAGCTAAACTTTCCGCAGGACCAGCAATTAATAATCTAAATGTATTTAATAAATCGTCAAATGATTTATTCAATTTATTAATTGCATTTGTTTGTGGAGATATAATTGCATTTATTGCTTCAAATTTATCTTCAACTTGACCTAGTACTTCATTAGAAACAGCTTGAGTTCTTTGAAAAGCACTTAATTCATCTTTTGAAACTCCTAATTGAGCAGCATATTTTTTAGTAGCGGTTTCAAGTCTTAATACAATACCTAATTCGTCTAATAGCTCTGGCTCAGCTTTTGTTATACCTCGTACTAAACGATTAAAAGAATCTGTAACATCTCGTCCTAAAGCAATCGATACCGTTTTTGCTGCTGCTCCAATTTTTCCTAGTTGTTCAGCACTTAATCCTGCTGCTGTACCTATTGCAGCTGCTTGTGCGGCATCTGAATATTTAATTTGTGCATCAGTTGCTTCAATAATTGTATTTGTTAAGGTCTTATATCCTACACCTGTTACACTTGCAAATGCTGATTGACCTTCTTTTAAAAGTCTATAATCAGCAGCTTGTTTTAAGAATCCAAATACAGCTGTCAAAGCAAATACGTTTGCAGCTAGTGTTGCATAGGCGGGGACAAGAGAACCTGATATTCCTCTTGCTAAGTTTGCGAAATTTTTTGTTTGGTTTGCAGTCTGGTTTATACCTTTCTTTGTTGCATACGTGGTTTTATCTGTCTGCTGTTCTACGTCTTTTAATGACTTGCCTGCTTTTTTAGCAGATCCTGCCATAACTTTAAGACTGCCGTCGTCACTAACCTTAAATACTAAATCAGCTAAATTTATCTTTTTTGCCATTATCCTTTTACGTTAATTCCTGGATTTTTCCCAGACTTTGCTCTATTTTCTTGAGCTTTTCTTTTTACATCTTGTTGTTTGTTAATCTTATTAATATTTCGCGCTTCTATATGCTTGATAAAATAAATGCAAGATTTTTTATCTTTAACTTCCCAAGTGTCAAGTAGTGTTCCTAATGCCGAAAAATCTTTTCCCATGTATGTTCCGTTCATACCATCCCATCTGTCAGGTAAAAGGTCGTGCAATAAAAAAGCCACCTGAACTTCAAGAGGATAATCTCCTGGAGTTGGTGGCATTTCGTCGGGGTCAGGATCAATGCCTTTTTGTTCACATATATCTAAATAAGTGTCTAAAGGTAATTGATCGTGTCTGTACTGTCTATCAAGTAGAGAGAATATCTGTTCTACTTGACTCGTGTAAAATTTTCTAAATCTCCTGTGACTTCGGTTACCCAAGTATCAAAGTCTGATGCATTTTTCATCAGAGTTTCTGCATTTTCATGAGTAAATTGAAGTTCGTCATTTGGGTCTAGATTGCTAATATCCACCAATAGAAGCTCTTCTAAGTAAGAATATTTTAAGCCTTTCCATCCCTTAATAACGGCTTTAACATACTCTACTAAAAATTTATCCTCGTCAAGTTGTTCTTCAAAAGCTCTCGTTTTACGATTAAACTTTTGTGATACACAACGATTTCTAAGTTTTAGTAATTCTTCGCGTGCTAAGTAACAAATATCAACTGCAAATCCATTCATTCCTGGATAATCGATTGTTACTGTTTTACTAGGAGTTAATAAACTCGCTAGTGATACTTTTTTGTTTTCTTCTGTCATTTAAATTTCCTGTAAAAGAGGGAGGGTTTCCCCTCCCTGTTATAATTATGTTACTGCGGGTCCAACAAATTCCATTGTGACTTCATCAGTTGCATCTACACTTGTTGGTAGAGCGTGGAAGTTTGTTTCCAAGCTGATAAGATCATCAATTGAATGA